CAGCAGAACCAGTTAACCAAGACTTCATACGACGATCATCAGACTGTGAAGCTCTGTATCGTACGTGTAAAAATGGTCGACGGATGTTAGTTCCTAAGATCTGATCGTAAACAGTAGAAGTTCCAGCTGGTACTAATACACCTTCAACAGAACTGATACCTGTAAGACCTCCACGAGTAGATGCGTCATTTAAGTATTTCCAGTCAGTCTTATAGAAATCGTAAGATCCTCTACGGAATCCGCTAAATCCTAAGTTCAAAGCCATTTCTTCAGAGTTCTCGAATAAACCAAAAGCAGTACCACCGGCGAAACCACCAGAGATGCCAGCTAGCATATCGTCAAAATCAAGAGATGTTTGTCTTTGTAAGAACAACATGTTCTCTTCAATAGCACCTTGAGTATCTAAATTCTTAAGGATGTTATCAAATTCGTCAAGTCCAGCTGCAGCAGTAAATCCTACTTCAACATTTCCACGAGTTTCAATAGCAGAGAATAAACCTTGAGTTCCTGGGCGAGCAACTTCTCCAGCACCTTGTGACTGGTCGTACTCACTTTCAATCATAGACATTTCTAAGTAATCTTCAAAACGTAAACGAGTTTCAGATTCAGCTTTTAAATACCATAAGTAACCAGAAGTACCGTCTTCAGTAGCAACTTCAACCCATCCGATTTGTGCCATATCAGAACCAGATACTACGTATTGGTTACGGATAATGATTGGAGAGTTAGAGTACTGAGTAAGTACAGGTTCAATACTAATACGAGCCTGAGCTGCAAGTGCAGTGTCAGATCCTTTAGCATAAGTAGATCCGTAAACGAACACTTTTAAACCAGTAAGGCTAAATCCTTGATCTTCTAAATTTACGTTTGAAAAAGGCTGAACGACAATAGTTCCAGCAGCTCCAACAACAGTATCAGTTACAACACCTTTAGCTTCTAATCCAGTTACAGGATCTAAAACAACAACAGTGTCATTAAGAGAAATAACGTTTGAAACTCCAGCAGCAGCTCCAGGATTGATTGCAATCCGAGACGTAGTTCCTGGGAAAATACTACTTTGACTAACTCCATCGTAAGATACGTGTAGTCTATTTTGTTCTGACCAAATTACTTGATCCGAAGTCATAGGCATTTCAGCTCCTACCATACGTAAGAATCCAGATAAAGTTCTGTTTCCGTAACGCTCTACTTCTGCTTCATAGATTTCTGGTAAATACTGTTGTGCAAAAGTTCCACCGCCAGCGGCGCTGTTAAATTGCAAATAATTCGTAGACAATAATGCCTGCGTTTGAGATGGGATTAAACTCCCAAATTGTGGTGATACACTCATAATGTGTTTTTTTTAGTTAAATTTTCTTGTTTTAATTTTCAATTTTGCAGAGTCTGTTCCCGTGATAGCTTTTACTTTAAATCCACCGACAAACACTTCTCCTTGAGTAGACCTAGCTTTGGAGCCACTCATGTTTTTAGAATTGTTTACGACTTCTTTAACTGCATCGGCTTTTCCTTGCTCATAAAAATGAGACGCGATCTTGTCTACGTTGTCAGCTGCGTACATAGCTTTGTGATAACCTTTCGTGTCACTAACATTACCTTCTGTATCTAGGAACTTCCCGATTAGGTTGTTAATATTTGATTGGCTTTCTGCAACTTTATCACTATTTTGAATATTGTACTTGTAGTTCTTATCACCGACTTTGATATCGAAACCTTCGAAACCATCGTTGAAAAGCTCTTTAGTATTTTCTTGAAATTGTGAATGTTGTTGCTCAGCTGCTTTCTGCTGCTCATTGTATCGGTTGAAAAAATCTGTAGCTTTTTGTTGGTCTTGAGTAACGCCCGGTCTCAACTTGATCTCGTCGTAATATTTACTCTTTGTTTCCTCCAAATAACCTTTAGCTTTTGCAACTTCTTCTTTGAACGCAAGTTTCTTTTTGCGTATATCTCTATCCTCCTCTAAATCTTCGTCATAGTCAAAATCTTCTAATAGAAGCTCTACGTCTGAATCATCTAAATAAGGTTTATTTTTTTTGTAATACTCTTTTAATAATGTTGTTTCATCAATGTTAGAGTAGTCGGCGTTAAGCCTTGTATAATCTTCAATTGTCCCACCAGTTTCTTCCATGAAGCTAACTAGTTTTTCAATGTTTTCAGGTAATTGCTTACCTAGTACTTTTTCATCTCTTAAAGCTTGTTTAACTTCTGCCTCAACTTTAGCTACTTCAACCTCTTTGATTGGTGTAAACTCTTTAACATCTTCGACGGGCTTTTGTATTTGTTCTCCCACCGCAGCGCTATCTCCGGATGGTTCTTCCACAGGAACTTTCTTTGTTTCTCCGATTTGAATGGCATCTTCTTCTTGTTTAGGTTCTTCAGCAGGTACCACAACTTTTGTTATAGATGGCGGTATTTCTATTAAAGGTTCTTTAATATTAACAACTACAGGATCACTGCTTTGTGTTGTTAACTTCTTTGGAGTTTTCTTTTTAACTTTAAACTCACCTTCCTGCTTAACAGGTTCATTTGTTTTTACTTCTGACATAATATAATATAATTAAATAATTGTTTACTTCCTACATGAAAGCTTCCATACCTTGATCAGGTTCGGTTTCAAAGTCTATAGGTAAAGAGTCGTTTTGTCTTTGACTAATTAACTGACTTTGTTGTGTAGCTTCTATTTTACTACGTTGGTCTTTTCTATCTTCTATTCTAGTTTCTTTTTCTTGTATGTTCTGAACATCTAACTGCTTTAACTGCATATCAAACTGAAACTTAGTTTGCATTTCTTGAGCTTTTAATTGAGCTGCAATTTCCATTCTTTGAATCTCCATTTGATTCTTGGATTGTTCAAATTGAACGTTTGCACCCATAATAGCTTCTTGCTTCTGCACTTCAGCCATTGCTGTTTTCTCTGCTGTTTCAGCTTGAGAATCACCTTGAGCTTTAATATTAGCTTGCTGGTTAGCTTGATCTTGTTTAGCTTTTGCTTTACGTTTTACCTTAAGCATTTGGTTAGCTAATTTAAGATTTTTAATATTTCTTAAATCAATAGCATCTTCTAAGTCAATACCACCTTGTTGTAAAGCAACTTGTATATTAGCTTCTAACTGAGCAACCTCTTCGTCATCTGGTTCTAATTCTAAGAATATACCAAAATCATGTAGGTTCAATGTAACTACTTCGTCTAACGTTTTAATATTGTAAGTAGATATAGAGTTTTGCAGAGAAGACCTTGTTAAAGGATATTCTAAAGCATCTGCTATTTTAAGAGCAATGTTCTCTGCTATTTTAAGGGTCAAATATAAACTAGATTGCTTGATATGTCTAGTTGCAACGTTAGATGCATTAGCAGCCATCTTTTGCAGTCCTACTAATGAATTTTTATCCATAGCAGAACCATCTCTAGCTTCGTTTAACCCCGTGACATCACGTATCATTTGTAAATAATATTGATACGTTTGTATAAGCGCTTGTATCTTACCTTGACCACTTGAGCTGTTAAGTTCTTGAATTGGAACTTTACCAGCATTCATATCTCCATCTTGAGTAAGTGATCTACCTACGATAGAACCAGTTTGGAAATACATGTTTAATGCTTCCGCTGGATTGTAATTAGTTCCATTACCAAGATCAACCTCAGCTAATCCGTCCATATCTAAATAGACGCCATCTGGAACCATTCTAGATAATATCTGTTGCAGTTTTAAATGCGTTAGTTGTATTATGTCAGCAAATCCAATACATTTGCTTACAATTGATTCTATACGTCCTTTATACATTCTAGGTGCAACAATACCGTAATTCATCTCAACCTTAGTTGTGTCAGCTGTTGGTCTAGACATATTCTCAGCTAGCTCCCATTTAAGCATTGTATCAGTTCCTAAAACTTTAGCCCCGTCATAAAGTACTTCAATAGATCTTGAAACTCTTTCAAAGTTGTCGTTCTCAGGTGGATTAAAAGTGTCAGGCTTCTCTAAAGCCTTCATCAATCCTTGCTCTGTTTGCTTTATTTTAAATACCTGATTAGAATAAGTCTTGTATTCAAAGTATAATACTTGAACAGTATTTTCGTCATAATCTCCCCAGCCAGTCGTGTAAGACTTGTTACCAGGCATCTGTTGTATTCTTTGCAACTCTTGATCTGTAATTCCTGGAAACTCTTTTTTAAGCTCTGGAATTGTAATAGCTTTAACTTCACCAACATAATATATGTCATCAAAATTAGGATCTTCTGTGTAAGAATAAACCAAATAAGCTGGATCTACATAATCAACCGTAATACCTTCAGCCTCATTAAAACCTGTTTTAGTAGCTGCAATACCTAAGACTGTTAAATCCATGTTTAATCTTCGTCTGGTAAGATTAAATTTGTTCTGAGCCATTACAGTACTAATAGCTTCTTCTTCAGCAATCTCAACAGATTGCTTATAAGTTAGCTGCATATGTAATTCTAACTCGTCTTTTGATTCAGGTACCACATCAAGGTTTGAGGTTTGGTACAGATTAATACCTAAAGTTTGTTGAAGACCATCTAAATACTCTTTAGCTATCATGTCTTCATAAAGCATAGAAGCGTAATCGGTTCTTTTCTTTATAGACGATGGGTCTTGAGCATAAGCTTTTATGTCGTAAGCCTTAGCCGATATACCGTTAACAACAATATCTACAAACTTAGATAAAATTGGTACAGGCTTCCAGTCAAGGTTTAAATAAGACAAATCACCATTAATAGATAATTCATCTTTTGATTTTTGTGTTGATTGTTCACCTCTTGCGTATAGTCTTAATTGGTGAAATTGATTCCAATTAGTTAAATATCTATTACCGTTAGTACGACCTTGACCAAACCATTCGTATTCAATCGCTTGACCAACCTGTGTTCCGTAATCCAAACTTTGCTTTTCAGCATCGCTAACTACTTGACTAGGGAATGAACTATTGGAGTTAGTATATATATTCATTTAACTTATTATTTTTGAAGTATTACCTTTATTATCGTATTTTTTTATGCCTAAATCTAAAGCTACAGGTTTTTGCCTAGGAGCTCCAGGAGCGTATCTATGTTTATTACATGCCATTAAAGCTAATCCAGAACTAATAGAAGCATCATGCTTTGTTCTGTTGTTTATATTAAATTTAGCCCAATCCTCTAAAGTTCTTTGAAAGAACATATCACCATAACCTGATTCTTTTAAACCAACAAAGCTTTCTACATAAGTTTCAATAGCAGCAGCATGAGCTTGTTTAATATCTTCACTTGAGTTTGGTATTCCACCAAGTTCTCTTTCTGTTATCGATAATTTATTATATTTTTTATCAGGCCTATTCATTGAATACCCTCTATAACCTCTTCTCTTGAAGTGGTATAAAAGTCTGGGCTTGTTATTCTCAACTAATATAGGCATTCCATAAAACACACAAGCCATCAAAACATCTTCAAAAAATATCTCAGCAGTTTGAGGTCTTGCAATATATTCTAAAAAGAACATATTAGATGGAACGTCTTCCATTGAAAATTTCGTTAAACCATGAAGAGATCCGTTGGATCCTCTACTATCCACAGTTCCCGATATATCGTAGCTATCGCAGCCGAATGCTCCGCAATGCTCATTGCCAGGATAATTAGTACCATTTTTTAAATACCTTTTATTTTGAAGATGTACAGGTGGAACCCAGGAAACTCTAAATCTACCACTTTTGTTTGGTACAAATATAACCTTAGTATCTTTAACACCGTTCTCCCACTGAAAACTTCCTTGAGTAACTTGTATTGAATTTTTTAAATCTTCATTAAAATCAATTTGCTCATAAATCTTTGTAAGATTAAATAGAGATTGTTTTGATTCATCTCTAAAAGCGTGCTTTGTTGTTCGTGGAAACTGTCTGTAAAATTCATTTAAACCGTCTTGATCTGACTTTAAACCATCTACTTCATTATTCCAATACTCTATTACTCCTTGCGTTATTAGTTCTCCATCTGGACCTTCTACGGGTTTTTCTGGAGTGTCGAATACAGGAAAGCCATAAGTGTCAATGTAACCCTCGTAGTTCCATTCCATAGGTATGAACAAACTATAGAGTCCTGAGCGAGTCTGTCCATTGGCGTTTCTTTGCGTGGCATCTGAATCATTGTATAATCTTTTAAAGTTCTCTCCACCTTTATCTAAAGCGTTTGAGGTTGAACCCATCATACACTTTCCTATAATTCTTGAACCTAACCTTAAACAAGTTCGAGTTACCCTCCAGTTGTTTAATATATTCGTAGGTCTTTCCCACTTTCCACTTTCATCGTGTACTAGTAGTTTTAGTTTCTCCCCGTCATAGGAGTTGTCACCTGTGTTTTTCCAGTCGATGGTCGTGTCAAGTCCTGTGATCTCTTGTAGCTTCTCGTTTGAGTCGAGCTTCCGTCTTGTGAACTTCGACGCGGGAACTCTATAAGCGAGTTCTGTCTTCGGTCGATCCATTCCATCCTGTATTGGCTTGAAAAAGAAGGGGTAATTGACTGATATCGGTACAACTTTGTCAGTAAACATTTTCTTTGCATCGGGTCCAGATTTCGAGAGTATACCAAAGCGAGCATCTGTAGATATTGTTGCTTGGTTAACTGTCTCCCCGCTTGCCATGAACGAAAAACCGGATC